TATGTAATCCCAACTAACTACGCATTCATGCCAATCGGGTGGTGGCCAAAGTTTTAACTGATCCATTAAACCAAATTCAACTCTACAGCACGATTGTAAACCTGTTCAGATCCAAGATTCTTAGATTTTGATTCACATTGTATATCAAACTGGTTCCAGAAAGTCAAGGCCCAATCTGTTGTGGCTTGATTCCAGTAAAAGTCACTGTGTGCCCTTAATTTTTGTTTTTTATGTCCTGCTTCAAGTAGTAGTTTGTAGTCGGGGGCTTGGGTCGCATCATGTCCGACAAGTACATCTTCCCGACTGCAAGAGTAATGAAGAGCAGGCCTAACACCGCGCCAACTATCAACAACTCTTTTACAACGGTCATCTCCGGTGTTGATGTACTCGCCTTCGCGGATCCAGTGATGATGAATGTCCAGGACAATAGGAACAATATCAGAAATGCTAATGCAATCATTTAACCCCCATGAGTTTTCTTTGTTTTCAATTGTAATACAACTGCGGGCTTCGGGTGAGAGCCTGCTGTAGGCACGTCTAATACCTTCTGGACCTTCTCTACCCGATATGTGTACGTTGATTTTAAAGTCCTGAAAGGTGCGGCCATAACCCATCCATTTTGCCATATTAGCATGATATTCAAACTCCTCTATACTACGTTCCACGATCCCAGGATTACTCGATGCAAGCACAGTAAACTGCCCAGGATGAAAACTAAGCCTAACGTCCCGATCCTTAGCAATAGCCCCCACTCTCGCAAAGCCTTGTTCGGCGTATGATACAACAGAAGGATCACGCCAAAACCCAGAAAAATCAGCATGGGTATAGCAAGGAAGAATATCACTGCTAAGACGCACCATACGTAGAGATGGTTCGAGTTCACCGACTCGCTCCACTAGCAACCTTGTTGCTTCGATGTTTTGTACCATTAAGTCCCATAGTTTTTGTTCCGCTACTTCTCTAGATTGTCTATTTAGCCAGGCCACTGTAGTTGTGCCAGTGTTATATTTTTTAGCATCGTCTTTTGGACCAATGCCTTCAGTTTGACCGGGGTGATCAATCCATTTGCAACAGAAACCAATTCGTTTAGTGGACACTATATTCCTCAAATTCCCAGTATACACTACCACGAGCTTCTGCGTCAATGATTGCTTGTTCAAATCCTACGCCAGGATCTGTGCTACGCAAATCCACAGCCAAATCCAAACATTCAAGTATAGCAACACCGACTTCGTGATTTTCAGTTTCTAATAGATCTTCGCCAATGGTAACTAACTCGTCAATAACGCTGTCAAGTTCTTCGGGAGTAAGATCTTTCAACTTAATACTATCATCAAGGAATCCTTGAATTAATTTTTCAGGATCTCTCATTTCTTTTCCATAATACGTTGAATAGCTTCGGCAGCTTCAGGGTAACCTTGACGTGCTTTAGCTTCTACTGCTCGCTCAATATAGTCTAATTGCATCTTGTTTAGATCATCTAAAAAGCCTTGTATTTGTTCTCTAGGAATTGTCATGCGAATTATATTCTTTTCTGGACGGGGTGTATCTTCTGGCCACATATAATTAACCTTGTATAAAAACTTCTACAGTTTGAACGTGTCGGACAAATTCTTCGAACGACATAGTGTTGTAAGGGCTGTGATTATAAAATTCACGTGGCATTTTAACTCGCATGCCATGCTTATAACATTCGTGAAACGTCTTAATGTTATCTTCTTCCACATCGTCCCACGGACGATATTCATACCCTAAATAACTGTATAAGCTGTTCATAATAATTCCTTAATCAAAATAAACATTAAAAGCCCGGGCATTTGATTTAAGAGTACTACGATGCCTACGATGCGGGCCACGATACACTACACGAAAACGATATCCTAACTGCTTTAAACTCCCGCGAACAGATTCTAGTTGTCCAATTGGTATCATACGCATTTCGGGGTTATTGCCGAGCATAGTATAGATTTCGCTAAACCCAACAATAAATGATTCTGTCTTTAGTTCTTTAGGAACATACGGCATCTTAGTTAGCCTCGTATGCTACTTTTAACTTCTTCATAAACTCGGCACGGATCTTAGCGGCTTGTTTAGGAGTGTATGGAGCATCATCTGCACCAACTGAAACAGTAGGGCTAAGAATAAGACGTGGCTTAGTAACTTTAACAGTACGTGGCTTGGCCGGCTTTTTAGGTTTTGCAAACGGGTTTTCATCTTTGATCAAACTAGTAAGCAATCGTGCGGCTTCTGATTGATCGACCTGTGGGTAAGAAACGGCTAAGTTAGTGAGTACATACTTAGCAGCATCGTTTTTACTCATTTCGTTGGGTAACAGGGCCATATGAATGTTTACGTCGCCAAGTTTAGCCAACTGTTCGGCACGAGCCATACTATTAGCAGTGCGGAATTTTAAAATACCGGCATTATAACTAAAACCTGCAATTGATACTGTACTCATTTCAGCTCCTTATTAGTTACTATACAAGTATTATAGCATTTTGGGAATTTTGGGTCAACCACGGTTTTATCCCTGTTTTACACAGGTATATTCGCGCTGATATTGTAAGTTTATGTCAATGCTTTTTTGAAGCTGATCTAAAGTGTGTTGCGATAATACAACACCACGTGGAATAGTTTGAGTTTCGTAAATAGCCCTAATTGCCTGCTGGCAAGATTGTTGGGTAGGATAGGTTCCTAGCTGGGCAGGAATAGTAGAATTTAATGCTACAAATAGCAGAATATACGACAAAATTAACTCCCAAAATTTACTATAATGCTAGTATAACATTTTGGGAATTAATGGTCAATCTAGTGTAGTGTAGTATTTGCTTGGTTGGGATCTGTAATGCCGAATATTTCAAATATTTTGGCTAGTTTTTCTGGAACATCAAATGGTATAGTTTCAGGTAAAAATACTGACTTTAATTCGCCGTCGGGACCAAGTATAAATCCATAGTCTTCGTCTTCAATTTCTGTATCATATAAACCATCTTCAATTGCTAGCTCTTCGGATAACTTAGACATTTTGATCGCTCCCATCTATTAATATACTTATTCACTTGTTTTTGTAATTGTAACATAACTTTACGATCTTGTCTAAAATATTTTTTATACAGTCGATATATATTTGTTTTAATCATTGATCGTTGATACACTATCATTTCGCTTGCTACATTAAAAGCATGAGCAAGTATTTCGTCTTCGCATCCTAGATAGTCCCGCATTGTTTCGTTATATCTGTGATTGGTACGACTACGATATCCCGAGCCATGACGATACCCTCGTCGCCGACAATAATATTGATGTAAATATTCGTGGGTAACAATGTCGGCTAAGTGAAAACTCATTGCTTCCCAATTGTAATTTTTGAATGTTATTCGTTGACACCTTGGGCTAAAACTTAATGTGATATAAATGCAAGGCTCATTCTGACTGTCCTCATAGGGACGATATTCGCCACCAATCCAGAAATTCTTGTGTGTTATTTTTTTATCACGTACACAATTAAATCGTAACTGTCTGTCACGAAATTGCATACGTATCAGGTGCGTAAATTGCTCGGGTGTAAAAGTCTTGTTACCATGTCTAACGGCAACAGACTTTATGCGCTCAAGAGCTTGAAAAAACATTTTATTTAAATATTACGGTCTGCGTAGAAATGATGCCCACCAATTCGATTTACATATTGTTTTGACTTTGCCCACACAGGACGAACACTAGTTGCATGAAAGTATAATGCTTCGCTATACTTTGCTTGCCATATACCATAATCACCTTTGAGTAACTGTTCGGCTACACGACGACTTTCTACCCAACGTTCATCTGTAGATTTAGGTTTTTGTACAAGCATACAGCGCCAACTGAATTGACATACTTCAGCATTTTGTGTAATAAATGTTTTAACTGTTTGTTTTTCTGGTGTGCCAAACATTCCTGTTTGTACCATTTTGTCTTCACTGACTTCAATTGTCTTGACTCTTATAGTACGTTGATCCACTACTGAGCAAACTGACTTACCAAAGCGACCATCGCGGACGCGGTTAATGGTAACCATGGCCACTGCCACTTTGCCTTCTTCTGGTTCGCTACCAGCTTCATAGTAGATATTCTTTGCAAGGCAATCTACGTCCTTGCTTGAGATGTTGATGTCTACTATGGGACTCATAATAGCATCTACCAAATTGTCCAAGCGGTCTTTTGCTTGTGTTGTCACTGTGTTAATAAAACTCTGTGACTGTACTTCTTCTGCATGACCGGGTGCCATTACGGTCAGGGCGATTATTGATGCGACGATCGAGATCATCTTCTTCATACTTCGTCCTCCTTTAGAGTTGTACGCTTCGATAAATCGAAAGCGTTAGATATTTAACGACATATCTACTGAGTTATAATACTATATAAGTGATCAAAAGTCAAGGTAAGTAACGTTTCTGAGCGAAAAAGTGTCATTAAAACCCACTAGAAATGCCGTTAAAACCCTACTTATTTTGAGAAATATAGTCTTTTACTGAAATGCCTTGAGCGGCTGCCGCGGCAATTGCTTGCCCAGGTTTTGGGTCTGCGGTTGTTTGAATTCCTTTAGCTGCCAATGTTGCTGTGTTAATTGATTCGGCTACAACCGCTTTTAGAGTGTCTCCATAACTGTCGTTGGCTATTAGATTACCTAAAAATTGTGCTGTATAATATTGAGTTGAGTCCGATGCTGTAGTTCCAAATCCTTGAGCAAAGGTAGTTAACGTTTGTGCATCACCCGCATCAAATACAACACCAGCTTTATTTAAATTTGAAACTTCTGTTGAGAGAGTATTTAATAATTGATAATATGCTGTTCTACTTGATATTACTGTAGTGTTAGATGTTGATAAAGAATTTAATGTTGAGTTAATATTAGTTACCGCTGTTTTTATCGGGGTAGAATCAATAGTGTCTTGGCTAGCAATATAATTTGAAAGAGCTAAATTCAACAATGTTAAATTTGCAAGCAAGCCTACAGAATTTGCTACAGTATAATAATTATTATTTAAAGTTGTAAAGTATGTTGTGTAAGGCATGCCGGCACAGGCGCCCAAATAATCAACAGGAATAGGATTATTCATTGGCCCTGATCCGGTTCCAGTTAAATTATTCAATGATGTGATTGTTGCTGGAGACAATACTGATGCTGTTGGATCAGTTGTGGCACTGGCCATTGCAGGTAATGTAATATTTCCCACAGTACTTGCTAAATCAGTCCAAGACTTAAATCTACCTTGACCAAGATGTGCTTGTAAGTATGAACCAAAGGAAGCAAAGTCGGTAACACCCACTGTACTCAATTGAGTTATTGACGTACCATCAACTACTTTATTAAAATCTAAATAATCTAATAAGGTTGCGATTGATACATTAGAAACTGTTGCGCCGGTGGACGTTACGATTGCTAATAAATTTGCACCTGTTACTGATTTATAAATTGCATTTACTACTTTATCGCTGTTACCAGTTACTACGGTGGTTGTTGTTGTGGGTGTAACTGTTGGTAATGTAACTGGGCCAACACTAGTAGCAGATACAGTAGTTCCAATTACATTAGTTGTTACTTTTGATTTTAACGGAATCTGTACAAGATTAGTTACGTTTAATCCTGCGGCTGTTAATTGATCGGTTAGTCCACCAAATTTACCTAATCGCTGATTTAAAAGATTTTGACCAAATACATACGAGTCGCCTAGCTTGCCAAGATTTTTAACATCATACATAGTTCCCCAACTAGCAACTACGTTAGCAATTACCGGAGCAGAATTTCCAAGTCCCATAGTGACCACATCGGCTGGGCCAGAATATCCAATTCCCATTTGAGCATAGGTTTTACTTTGTAGCATATTAACACTTGCTACGGTGTCAAATACTGATTGTGCGTAACTTTGTACTGTACTGAATACGTTGGCGAAACCTTGCACACCATAACTAAAAGGCTTTGATGCTTGTGTTTGAAGTGTATTAGCAAAACCAGCTGTGTTTATAGTTTTACCATTGCCGGTAAAATAATTGTAATATGTGCCGCCAGATACTGTATTTGTAGGACTAATATTTGCTGTATAAAAATCTATTAACCACTGACTACCGTTGGTAACACCAACTCCCAAGTTTGCTAAAATATTAGCTACGTTAGCAGAAACGTTAGCTCTAATATTTGCATCAGTGATAGTTGATACCGTATTTGCTACTGTAAAAATATTTGCAAGTCTTACAAGATGAACTTTATTATGAAAAGTTGTTATTTGACTTGTAATTGTGGTATTAGCGGTAAGACCGTGTTGACCAATTAGTGTGGCTGTGGCCGTTAATTGCGCTGGAGTTGGCATTGGTTAATCTCCGCCGCCAACTGTGGTGATCCCTGTTGGTATTTTAAGAATATGTAAGCCGCAAGTGCATTTACTAAAATCTAACATAGCTGCAGGCTTACCTTCAATAGTAATGGTACTCGATGATGTCATTACTTTTGCATGACCGCATAATGGTTTATATCCAGGACGCTTTGGATCTTTGTAATTGCCGTGTGGTTTAATTGGACTATCAATAGTACATACAGGACGTCCGCCTATTGTAACAGAAGGAGTAATGGAGATAACTTCTCCCGGAGCTCCGTACTTTGGATCCGTTTTATCCCCTTCGGTTGCAATAACATAAGACATTTTAAGTAATTATTCCGCTTTTAGCTGGCTGAATACCGGTTGTAGTACGAATATAGTGATTTTCAATATCAGTAATTACAGGACCGTGCATGATAATATGCTCCGATTTCAGCGTTATATTGTTATTTATATCCGCAGAAATCAGGCTTTGCATCAAGCCCAAACCTTGTTGGCTAGGAATAACAGTACAAGGACGATTTACTACAAATCCATCATCTATTGTGTTTACAATTTTTGCTACAATTTCATCGCCGGTGACGATTTTGAAGCAAACGACATCGCCTGCTTCGTATCCTTTTGATAATAACATTTACTTTCCTTTTAGTTGATTGAAAAACCCTTCGTTTTGCTTTTTTAAACCTTGAAAACCGCCTTCTACTAGCAACTTGCCGTCCTGATAGATTTGAGGAACTGTACGATGACCTTCACTTACTACAAACTCACGTGCTTCGGGAACTTCATCGATTTTTACTTCTTCAAATTCAATGCCTTTTAATTGTAATAGGTTTTTTGCTTGAACGCAAAAAGGGCAGTTGTTCTTTGAGTATACTGTGATCATTTTTCTAGCTCCTTTATTTTATTATAAACCATCTGTTTCATTTGTTCTTTTTTTTCCTGCTGTAAGGAAAACAATCTTTGAAAATTGTACTCTGTAATGTATTTAATCTGTTCCTGTATTGCAGAATAATCTTGCGTTCCTAAATATTCTAACTGTGCAAATGCTGCCGTAAATCTTTTAACTGGATCTTCAATTAAGTCATACGATTCATCAATAATTTTATCAAATGTCATAAACCCTAAATTTTTTAAATTTCTAAGAAAACCCACAACAGAAAATATTACAAATAGTCGTTTGGCAAATAGTGCCTTGGTTGTTTTTTCTGTAAGAAAAAAACTACTATTAAACTCAGTTTCAGCAATTACACTATATTTTGTTTGTTTATATATTTCCCAAGGTACTATGTGGCTAATATTATTTGTAACAGTTTCTGCTACTTCCCATGATGGGTTTAAATTTTCACTAACGTAGGGAAATAGTAATGGGAGACCATCTAAGATGTTGCTAATTTCAGTTTCAATATCAAATGATGTCATTTCCGTTGGTGCAAAAACATCTCTATAATTAACTATAGATTTTTTTAATAACTCAGATGTTTGCATTTTGGCCATTATAAAATCCCTGTGGCTTTTTCTTGCGCCTAGTAATACATCAAACAAAAAAGGTTTATCTGTATTATTAGTTTCTTGAAATTGGTTATGATTTAAAATATTAAAACTCCACCAGGGGCGATAAATTACATTATTGGGCAACTCGTTGGTGTTAAGATTCAGGCCACCTAATGCTAGTAGATAATTTTTAATTTTTAATCGGTCTAACCAAGAAATAATTTCATCAAGATTAACATATTCAATATCACTTACTAAAATTAAATCAAATAATGTTGGGTCAAAATTTAAATCTTGTTTTTGTCCAAAGATTGGTACAGAGATACAGGCTATTTTAATATCTTGACTTAACACTTCATCTATATTTTTAGAAAATACATAATTAGCGGATTCGAGTCCTATCCAATCGAGAAACGTTGCCATTCCGTCGGGTACATTTAGAACCTGTGGTGCAAAAAATTTAAGTTCCATACCTATAAAAACTTTTTAACTTTATTAAAAATATTTTCAAAATTTAATACTTCTTCGGCGTTGCTATCCCAGCAAATAGAATCTTCTAAATTAGGACATGCATCGCACACACAGTTATATTCGTCAGTTAAATTATCTAATTCATCAATTGTTTTGTACTGAAATCTTTTTTGTTCCAACATTTTGATCGGTCTCTGTGTCATTGTCCAGTTACCTAAAAATTCATACTCGCTAAACCATTTAATATCGCCCGGGGGTGCTGGTGGGAACGAAGTCTCGTAAGGAACGTTGTTTATGATAGCATCAAATACATCACATTGATTGCGTTGTTCTAATGTTTGCCGCAGAGATTGCCAGTCTTCTTTAAATACTGGCATGAATTCTGTAACAAAACAATGCGGAGTTTGTCTTGGAATACCTAAACTATTCTCAAGTACTTGATAATACCCATTGCTGTGTGTTTCGTTTGGAAGAATAAAAAACTTAGGGTTTTCATTATCTAAACAATTATAAGGTTTAATTGAAAATGAATCAGGATCTTGAATTAGTATAACATCGGCATCAATGTAATCCAACGATGCTAATTTTAATGCCTGTTGATACAGCCACGATCCACGAAAATCTCCGGGGATAAACCAATTTTTTATAGTTGGGTATCTTGCGTTTAGTTCATCGTCGTGTACGATGGTTATTTTTGAAAGATCAATTGAGTACTTTTGTAATACTCGAGATAAAACGTCCGGGGGGTTTACATTTGTAAAAATATAAGTATGATCAATATTTTCTAGATAGTGATCAAATTGCATACTTAAACAAGCGTGAGGAACGCGATACCACGCAATGAAAATTGCTCTAGCTATCTTCATCGACGCACCAACATTATAGACTGAATCCCCTGAACGTGTTATTGTCAACGTCTTGTTTTGTTCCGCCAATAACGTAGGTGGTTATTTCTGTCTCTTGAGGTGCTACTTGTACATCTGATCCTGCTATCCATTTTTGTGTCCATGGTAGAGGATTACTTGAGCCTGGTTTCATGCCACAATCCAAGCCTACGGCGGTCATACGTTTACAGGTCAACCAATCAATGTACTGACTTAACAATACTTCATTGAGTCCAATCATTGATCCATCTTTGAACAAATACTTTGCCCAGGCTTTTTCTTGTGCGGCTGCTAGCAGAAACATTGTTTCGCATTCAGCTTTAGTTTCTTCTTTAAGTTTAGCAAAATCTGCGTCATCGCCGGGAAGAATCTTAATAAGTGTTTGTGTAAATGCTAAGTGTAAATTTTCGTCACGTGCAATTAGTTTAATAATCTTAGCATTGCCTTCCATTTTCTTAAGTTCAGCAAATGCCCATGAGCAAGCAAAACTTACGTAGAAGCGAATACCTTCTAGAGCGTTTACAGAGTTAATAGCTAACCATAACTTCTTTTTAAGATCATACAAGTCAACTACAATTTCTTTTCCGTTAACTATGTGTGTACCCGGGCCCAGTACTCTAAACCACTGACTTGCTTCAATACAATCATCGTAGTACTTACTAATGTCTTTAGCACAATTAACAATTTCTTCAATATCAGTTAATTCATCAAAGACTTTACTTGGATCACTGAACACGTTACGAATAATGTGTGTATAACTACGTGAGTGAATTGTTTCGTTAAACGCCCAAGTTTCAATCCATGTTTCTAATTCAGGAATACTTGCTAATGGTAAGAAGGCGAGATTAGGACTACGACCCTGTACAGAGTCTAATAGAATTTGACGCTTTAAGTTACTAGTAAAGATGTGTTGCTCAAAGTCTGTTAGTTCTTTAAAGTCTTTGGCATCACGAAGTACATCCACTTCTTCTGGGCGCCAAAAAAATCCTAACTGTTTGTCTGTTAGTTTATCAAATTGTTTATATTTTAGCGTTTCGTAACGCTGTAATGTAACAGGACCGTTTGGGTCTAAAAATGCCAATGCCTGTGTATGATTAGTTTTATTATTAATATTAAATACGCTCATTGTTCTTTTCCTTTATATAATCATACAACTTATTTGCTATCAATTTATGTGCCTCAATAGTTGGATGAGCATCAAGGCTGTCCAACATTCCCGCAGATTGTAGTTCCTTAATAGAACTATTATTAAATTGACTATTACTAGAATCTCTGGCTAAGTTTAACCAGGGTACCTTAGTGCTACTAATTTTGATATTATTGTTTTCGCATAGAAAACTCAACATATCATTATTTTTTTCTTCTACTTGATAAAAATATTTGCTATCTATATCAATGTTTAAATCTTTACTATTATAACCCTGGAAGCTGTTAAAAATCAAATGCCCAACATCCAGACTTTTTAAATAGCCATTGAGTAAAGTAATTTGATCACCTAACTTAGTTAATTCATATTCTGTATTAAAGAAATGGGCAAAGTAATATTTTAACTCATCGTCTGAATCAGTGTTTGGCAAACTTCTACCAAGCATACACGGTTCAATTTGATTTGTAGTTGCGCTATACATCTCCCATCGATAAATGCTAGTTAACCCCCATAGTACAAATATTTGGGAATAACTATTTCTATTGTCTTTAATAAACTCAATTACTCTATGTAACTGCGTATAATTATTAGAACCATTTTCTGCAATCACGCAACATTTATCTAGTCCAAGTTGTTGCTGTAAGGCATAGGCAAATGTTGATTCGGCGTCTACATTTTTACCAAATACCCAGGAGCAACCGGCAGCAACAAGGACTGATGGTTTCATATTAAATTACGCAACTATCGCAATCAGCTGCATCATCATCGACTGTAGCTTCTGCTAAAGGAGCATTTAACTTATCAATGTCTATTTCACCTTGCTGATCGTTAGTATTAAAATAATACAACTGTTTCGTTCCATACTTATAGCACATCAACAAGTGTTGTAACATTGTGCTCATCGGAATCTTTTCATCTTCGTAGAAGCGTGGGTTATAACTTGTATTGATACTAATGCCTTGATCAATATACTTTTGTAGTACAGCACAAAGTTTTAAATAACCTTCTGGAGATTTTTGATCCCATAATAGTTCATATTTGTTTTTAAGGCGGCGATACTCAGGTACTACTTGACGTAGCTGACCGTGCTTACTACCTTTAATACTTACATAACTGCGTGGGGGCTCAATGCCGTTTGTTGCATTGCTAATTTGAGCTGAAGTTTCTGCCGGCATTAGAGCCATTAGGGTAGCATTACGCTGACCAGTGGCTTTGATTTGTTCACGCAACTCTGCCCAAGGCATACGCTCTTGGTGTGCAACTAATTCGTCAACTTCCTTTTTGTAAGTATCAATAGGTAATTGACCATCTGCTGATTTTAAATCTTTCCAGCGAGTACAAGGACCTTGTTCTACTGCCAAGTCTGCTGAAGCTTTTAATAAGTAGTAACTCCAAGCTTCAGCATACTCGTCTACTAGTGCTAATGCTTTTGGATCTGAATAACTTACATCATTCTTTGCTAGGAAATACGCAAAGTTAATAATACCCACGCCCAGTGGTCTAAATTCTTCTGTTGCTAATTCGGCTGCTCTAACTGGATAATTCTGATAACTTAATAATGCGTCTAAACCACGTACTGCCAGGCGGCACATCTTTTCAAAGTCATGTGGGCTTTTTACATTGCCCCAATTAATCGCGCTTAAAGTACATAGTGCGATTCTACCATCCTCGTCGTTGACATCTTTTAATGGCACAGTGGGTAGGTCAATCTCACAACATAGATTGCTCATTTTTACAGGAGCAATTTCTTCTTTGAATGGACTATGTGTATTTGCATGGTCCACGTTCTGCAAGTAGATACGTCCGGTGTCTTTGCGTTCACTCATAAATGCGCTAAACAAATCGCCGGCTTTAACTACCTTCTTACGCAACTTAGTACTACGTTCTGCTCGTTCATACAACTCTTTAAACTTATCCTGATCGTTGAAGAAGGCTTCGTACATTTCAGGCAAGTCGTGGGGGCTAAACAAGGTAATATCGCCACCTTGAATAAGTCTTTCGTACATTAATTTGTTGAATTGGACACCATAATCCATGTGACGTATACGATTATCCTCTGTGCCTTTGTTATTCTTCAATACAAGAAGGTCTTCAACTTCTAAATGCCAAATAGGATAGTATAGTGTAGCAGCGCCATTACGCACACCGCCTTGACTACAACTACGTGTAGCTGTTTGAAAATGTTTCCAAAAAGGAATTACGCCTGTGTGATATGCATCACCATTGCGGATGGGCGAACCCAATGCTCTAATTCTGCCGGCACCGATTCCAATACCAGCTTTTTGAGATACGTACTTAACAATGCTGCTACTAGTAGCGTTAATACTGTCCAAAGAATCGTCTGTTTCAATAAGTACACACGATGAGAACTGTTTCTGAGGAGTGCGTACACCGGCCATAACAGGAGTAGGAAGACTAATGTCTCCAAGACTGATTGCATCATAATAATCCTTCACCCACTTTAAACGTACATCTGCGGGATATGATTGAAATAGGGTGGCCGCAATTAACATATAGGCCATTTGTGGAGTTTCGAAGATTTCGCCAGTAACGCGATTTTGAACTAGATACTTGCCGCGGAATTGTTCCATAGCAACATAAGTAAAGCTCTCATCACGGTCATGATGAATATATGTATCCAACGTATTCCACTCATCTGTGGTATACGCTTCTAACAAGCCAAGGTCATAAAACCCAGTGTCAACATTACGCTGAACTTGCGTTAACAACGACCATGGCTTATAGTCATTATAAATCTGCTTACGTAAATGGTAGTTAATTAAACGACCTGCTACGTATTGATAATTAGGAGTTTCTTCAGAAATTAAATCTGCAGCTGACTTAATTAAAGTCTCTTGAATATCTGCTGTTTTAATTCCGTTATAAAACTGTATGTGGCTTTTTATTTCTACTTCACTAGCACTAACGCCAGTAATACCTTGCGTAGCCCAGAATACTACTTTGTGTAACTTCTCTAAATCGAGGGCTTCTTTATGCCCTTCTCGTTTGGTGACTTGAATTGTCGTCATTGATGCCTCTAAATGTAATTTTCTAATTGTAAATCTACTGCTGTATAAGTTTTAATTAATTTTAAATTTTTATCGAACTGTTTGTTATTTACTACTTCTCCATCAACCATATTAAGTATATATTTTCCCTGACCAATCCAAGCTAAATTATACCCATACCTTGTCTTAGGGTCCTGGTAAATTCTAATTTCAACGTCTAATGCCGTTTTATGCTTACTTAACAACAGAGTATACACTATTCCCAAACATTTTGCAACATCGCAATAGACATTTTCGTAAATTAATGTCCAAGGATCTGGCCAAGTTTCTGATCTATCTGGGTCTAAATTGTAAGGTGAGAATGGCGCTGTCTGCCAAAATTTGGCGACTACGTCTAGTGCTTGATCAAAGGGTAATTCGTCTAGCGATTTTCGAAAGTCACGCCACTGAGCTATGCGCCCAGCGGTATCAAGTTTCCACATGTATTACTGCTGTGTTGTTATTCTGTATAATAAATTTGTTGCTGTAGTAGTTGAGTAATTTAAATTGCTATAAGAGCTGTTTGCATTCATGGACAACACCAAATCTGTTGTTCCAGATTCTATATAATCATCACTGTAATTAACCGTTGATCCGTTGCGGGTCATTACGATTGTACCTGTGCGTTGTTTGGCGCCTTGTGTTGCGGTATAAGAAATAGTTGCGTTAGTACTAGGAATGCCTGTAATTAAACCAGATGTTGATGATAATAAAGATACACTATTACTAGTTGTTGAACCTGCTTGTAATACAGCAATTTCGTTGTTGATAGTTGTGATATTACCTTGAAGTACTGCTACGTTACCTTCAACAACTTTAATATTTCCAGCGAAGCCTGCTGTAAAACTAATAATAGAAAATTCTGTAAGTAATTCTGTGCGTCCTTCGGACGGCGCACCTTCTTCAATGGTGCCGTTACCAATGTATGCTCTGCGAGAATCAATACTCCAACCAATTTCTCCAGCTGCAAGCTGAGGAAGGTCTTGTTGTAGACCTCTACGTTGTTGAATTTTGCTAATTTGTACGATTGCCATTTTTTACTAACCCTGATATTATAGTGTATTTAGCTAAATTATAACTTATAATTCCAGTAATTTTTCAAAATGTGACTGCGATCTTCTCCAGTCCAGTGGGTTCCGTTTGGCCCTTCAAACCCACACATATTGCATACTTTTTCAGGGTTTTTTTGACGTTCAAACCAAGCTACGATTTCATCATCGGTAGACTCAGTCCCAACTGTTTTATAGTCTGTGATATATGGAGCCCACTCTGGTGTATTTTCTAAATTAAAAGTATTTAATGTATGTTCAATAACTCCCATTGGCGGGCATTTCCACATACGTCCTTTAAATAAAGTAACAAAACTATTAGTTTGACAACGAGCATGATTTGCTTCAAACCACGAATCATTATAATCGTAAACGGGACGCATTTCTGTTCCAAATCCGTTATAGTGCGTACACCAATGTAATTTATACTGATCGCAGGTAGTAAATCCAATGCCTGTTAGTCCACCGTTGACTAATAGTCTAAACCATTTTTTAGTATTAATTTCAGTTTCATCTAGCCATAGATCCCAACGAGAATTTCTTACACCGGGTAAACTTAATCGATAATCTATTATGGCCTGTTTAACTATTTCAATGTTTTCTTTAACCTTGCTGAGATACGGTTCTGTTCCTGTTTGTATGCTAACAACCATGCTCAGTGCTATGTTGTCATCAAACAGTTTGTCAATATCTTTAAGTAGTACATCTAAATAATATCCATTGGTGTTTAAGCTAATAGGAACTTTAGGTCCAAATATTTCTCTAACAGCAAGTGCCCACTCAGTGAATTCAGGATGTAGTAATGGCTCTCCACCAAATAGTGTAATAGTTTTTGGTTCTATACGATCGGCCCAAAACTTTAACCATTCGCGACTTTCATTGATGCGTATTGTTCCTTTAATATTTTTATGATTACTATGCGTCATGCAACCAACACAGGCTAGATTACACGATCTAATAATGGGTATATCGATGTGTTCTAATTTAATTTTTTCCATTAGTTGCTCAAGTAATATAATTCAACACGCTTAGTCCACTCGTTGGTCCAGTGAGCAAACTCTTTGCCTTCAACAATAAATTCCATGTATTCTGGCGTTGAATATGTATTATCCGGCAACAATTTAGGCTGGGCGGCCATTAAAATTACACCACAATTAATATCGGTGCCGTGCATATTGTTATGAGCCTGTGCGTATGCGGCTAGTTGTAAAAAGTAACTGCCAATCCACTCACGTTTTTTAGGTTTATTAGTTTGTTTAAAGTCCATGATAGCAGGACGACCTTTCCACACACCTAAACAGTCTGTAGTTCCGGCATATAGCCCGCTGTAATATAAAGGAACCTCAACACCCCAGAACTCATCAACGTTACATAAGCCATTAAGAATAACTTCTGCCGCCATAAACCAGCTAGGATGAGCATAAGGATTTGTAGGTAACGGTTTCATGTCGCCACTTAGTACATATTGTTCTAAGTAGGAATGCATACGTGTGCCACGGTTTGCGGCTTCTGTAGTAATTTCTTGAGCACGAACTTCGCCCACACTTTTGCGCCAGCGGTTCAACGCTTCTTTTTCTTCTTGGGGTTTAGTTTTATCTAGGATAGTTGTTACACTAGGAACTTTACTCCCGTCAGGTAAACAGTAATGTCGTTTACCGTCTATTGTTTCTCTGTTGCAAGGCGTGTAATCGTATTTTTGTATAATCATATTCTAAAAGACTCGCCGCATCCGCAACGATCTTTTTCTTGTGGGTTAATAAATTCAAAGCCTTCATTTAGGCCATTGCGTACATAGTCAATAATTAATCCACTGAGTATTACTTGATCTTTTGGATCTACTACAATTTTAAATCCATCGCCGTCGTAAGTGATATCGGTTGCCAATGTTTCATCTACGTATTCTAATACATACGCAAGTCCAGAACAACCTGTAGTTCTTGTGCCCACACGAATACCTATACCTTCCCCACGCTTTTCTATGTTACTAACTATTTTACTTGATGCTCTTGGTGTAGTTGATATCATTGGTGTTTTTTCTTATAGTCTGCTACAGCCGCTTTGATTGCATCTTCGGCCAAGATGCTACAGTGGATCTTGACCGGCGGAAGTGCGAGTTCTTCTGCAATCTGAGAATTTTTAATTTCCATTGCGGCATCAAGTGTTTTGCCCTTGACCCACTCCGTAACCAGACTCGAGCTGGCAATGGCAGATCCACATCCGTATGTTTTGAACTTAGCGTCTTGAATAATCCCATCTAC